TTAGTACCAAACGATGTTATTGATGAATGGTTTAAACAAGATGTAGATACAGCATTAAAGGCTGGTAGAAGAGACGCTAAAATATTTTGCACAGACAATGATGATGTTATAATAGGTTTAGTGTCTGTGAATTACCAGTTAGGTGCTAGCTGGAGTAGAAAGTTTCCTAAAACATGGAAACATTTAGCACATAGAGAGTATGATGAAGCAATACAGGAAGTATTATACAAGAATCCACCAGACAAAGAACCGTCAAACTGGATAGAGCAAACGCCTGTAAGAGTAAAAGATTTTATAAAAACTATTGAATTATTAAAGGAGATTAATAATGGCTCAAGATAAAAAGAAAAAAACGCAACAAACTATGACAGATCCTATGTTAGAAGGAACAGGTCAGCCAGGAGCATTGTATGGTGCACCAGAAAAAGCAAGCGATGAATGGATAGAAGCAATGAAAGCTGCAGAAGCTGAAGAAGCAATGAAAGCAGCTGGAATAAGTCAAGACCCATCTTTGGAAGGAACAGGTCAGCCAGGAGAGCAGTATATGACACCTGGGAGTCCTGAGTTTGAAAATAAAATGGAAAAACTAGAGCAGCAAGAGACAAGTAGTAAATACGATGATGCGAAAGAAATAGCTTCTAATGATATAGGACCTGAATTTAAGGGGATGTTTTGGTTGAGAAGCATTGATCCTAGGTTGGATATTGAGCAATATTCTCCTTCCGTTATAAACAAATTACAGACTGAGGAGGTATAAATATGGGAGCAGTTGGAGCAGCAATAACAGCAAACCCTATAGGAGCAGCATTTGCAATAGGTGGTGCAATATTGGGTAGAATAGGAATGAAGAAAAAAAGACGTGAAGAAGCCAGAAGAAGAGAGAGAGAACGTAAACATGCTTTAGTGGCACAAAGACAATTAGTTGGAAGTGTTGATGCTATTAGAGCTGAATATGCTGAAAGAGCTGGATTTAGAAGAGAAGGATATGATTTACAACAATCTCAAGGATTATTAAATTATGGAATGGATAGACAACAAGCAGATTCTTCTATAGGTCAATCAAATTTAGCCTATGGTGGAGCAAATAAAGCTAGAGAACAGCTTGATATGTCGTTTCAAAATGAATATAAAGGAAGACAATTAGAATATAAAGAAGGCTTCTCTGCATTAGAAAGATCTTATGAATCAGACTTAAGAGGAGTTCAAACTGGACTATTAAATCTTCAAGCAACAGCAGCACAACGTGGTTATAAAATACCAGGTGTTAGTGTTAATACAGAATCTAATATAGGAGGGTTATCATAATGTCAACATATACTGAAGAATTTTTAAATGCTTTATCTAGAGCTTCAAGTTCTGTTTCAAGCTTAATGGAAACAGTTAAAGAGCCTACATGGAAGGAAAAAGCTGATTATGAACATAATTTAGCTGTTCAAAAAATGTCAGTAGAACAAACGCTTGGAGAGAAAACATCTACTTTTCAGCACGGTTTAAATATAGATAGTGCATTGTTAGCAACTGAACTTCAAAAAGATCTAGGAGATCATGAATATCTTAAAGAAGTAGATATGGAAGCTATAAAACAAGCAAATAGAATGAAGATGACAGAGTTAGAAGCGTTAATAGCTTTAGGGCAAATAAATGACGCAACAAGACAAACATACTTAGATGCTGGTTATGAAATAGGAGAGCCTATAGACTTTAAAGACTCACCTAAACCTAGGCAACGTTTAATTGGGGCTATAACTCCATGGGAAGGGTTAATTCCAGATTTTGGTTTACTTGGTAGTCAAGACTCTGCTGAATCAGCTGGATGGTTTGAACAAAGCGGTGGTGTAGAAGCAAAAGAAATGTTTAGAAGTAATTTAGCTCTTTACAATATGGGTGTTGGTCAAGCATTGCGAGCAGCAACAGTAAATCCAAATGCACCTAATGTTGCTGAAGCTATACATGATGCAGAGCAAGGTATGGAACAAGCATTGACTCTGATGGAATGGTCTGAAAATCAATGGTATGGTAAAGATGCAGATTATTATGCAGAAGCATATGAAACTTTATCAACACACCTTAATGCATTGAAAAATCCAAGCGGTGTTAGTCACCTTCGTCATGGTACCAATTTGCAAATTAACATGTCCGAAGACTCAACGTATTAATGAGCTTAGAACTAAATCCTACAGTAAGAGCTCTTAACAGGAAGCTCTCTGACGGTTCTTTATCTAAAGAACACTATGCCAGAAGACTGAAACGTCTTTACGATACAAGTGCATCTACTTTAAATGTAGAATCTATTAAATTTATGGAAAGTAAATTTGAAGAATATGGAATTAATTACGATAATCCAGAAGCTACTGACGGTGTAATTAAACAAGCTATATCAGGATTAATTGAAGGATTCACAACATTTGGTATTGCAGATGCACCAGACACCCCAACAGAAAAAATGGTTAACAATGTAGCTCATTTAGTAGGTTTAGCACCAGGGGTTGTGTTAGGTGGTATGGGAATGATTACTTCTGCAACTAAAGCAGTTGGTAATAATCTTATAAGAAAAGGTACTGCAGCTGGAAGTAAAAGTTTAATTAATAGAGGTAAGAGAATTGTAAGCCAGGGTAAAAAATATCAAGGTAGAAGTGCTAGAGCAAGAAAAGGGTTAAGTAATCTTGCTTCAAAGATGACTCTTAGAAATAAAGAAGGCAAAGACATAATAGGTTTTGGTAAGGTTACTGGAAAAGATCTAATGGGTAATCCATTTTATGATTTAAAATCAGTTCCAGGTAAGTTAGCTGACATAGTTCAATCTCAAGCTATAAAAGCACTTGGAGATAATAAAGAAGGTGCTATGAAATGGCTTACTCAAGGACTCTTAAGAAACAAATTTAGTAGAGAAAGAGTTGCTGGTATAATAAATGAATCTGCTCACGTAGGTTTATTAATGGCATTTTCACAGCATCCTTTAGCTACTAGAAATGAAGAAGGAATTAAACAGATGGCTATGGCTGGTGTTCATGGTGCTATGGCTGGTGGAATATTTGGTAGTATAGGTCAATATGCAAATATATCAAAACTTATAAATAGTGGAAATCCTGCATTAGTTAGAGCAGGTGAGAACATAATAAGACAAACATCTAAAAGATTAGCACAACCAACAAGCATTGAAGTTGAGAATATTATAGATACTGCTATGAAAGTAACTGCTGGTGGTGCATATGGAGCTATAACATCAGGTATAAATAAGTTACCTCCAGAAGAATTTGTTTACGAAACATTAATGGGAGTATTTTTCTCTGTTAATGGTAGACCTGCTTTTAAAAATAGAGCAACAAGAGATATATTAGATAAATCAAAAATGCTTCCTGACAAACCAGATAAAATGGGATGGCTAGAAAAACAACAATGGTTTCAAGATGAAAGTGTAGAATACCAATCTTATTGGAAAAGACACGTAGAATCTATTAGATTAGAGCAAGAAACTAATCAAAACATATTAAAGCATATGGCACTTAAAACAGCTCAAATGCAAAAGTTTGCACTAGATAATAAACTTATTACTATAGACCAAATCAAGGAAATAAGAAAAGAAAAGAATGAGCAAGAAGGTATGTATGCAGTTATGGACCACATAAGAAATCAAATAAATAAAGCATACGATCCAGATTATTCTGAACCAGCACTACCTGGTGCTTATGAAGCTTTAAGAAAAGAAACTGGATTTTTATCTATTGAAACTTTAACAGATCAAATGGCATTAGAAACTTTTGTTTCTCCTAAGAATGAGATAGACTTTCCTTTAAATAGTGTTAAAAGATTATCTGAAAAAATATATAAGTCTTATAAAAAGCAGCCCAAAGTACAGCAAAGTAAATTTGAAGAAGGTTTAAATAATATCTGGTTAGACAAAAATGTTCAAAAACATTTATCGGGGGATAAGCCAAAAGTTGAACCTGCTGTAAAAGAATTTATAAGTCAAGTAAAATCAACATTTAAAAATCATTTTAAAACCAAGAGGTTAGATGCCAAAGAAGATATTAGAGAGCTTAGAAGAGTTGCTGTAAACTTTGCTACTGCAAAAAATAAAAAAAATAGTCACACAGTAAGTTTAACTCGTGGTGAAAAGGGTGAAGTAGTTAGTGTAGATTATTACCCTACTCCTAAAGAGTATGATGGAATGCCAGTGAACGTCCAAACAATGGGTAATAGGGCTATGGCTAAGTATGAAGGACAGTTTAGTAATTACCATATAGAAACAATAGATTACTTAGAAGGAAGAGTAAAAGAGCCTCAAGTATCTCAAGAGGGAGTTCAAACACAAAGAACTGTTAATAAACTACTTTCTCCTGACGCCGAAATAGATTTTAATGGAAAAAGGCAACCTTTGTTTGATCCAAAAGCCTGGGAAATGATTGAAACAAAATTACATACAGAAGGAAAATTTATATTTGGAACTATTTCAGACACTGGAAGAAAAGATGTTAGAAAGTTTTTATGGAGCAATGATAAAAGTGCTCCTAACTATTTATCTACAGGTATGGTTAAAAGCCTTGCAAAAGATGTTATAAAAGAAATGGATAAAAAAAATGAAAACGGTCTTACTGGCTGGGAATTAAATGGAATAGTAAGACCAGTTGTTGATGCAAATAAAGATATGACCTTAAGGAAAGCAAGACCTATTGTTGGTACATTGCTTTATAGGATGATATCTAATAATGTAATTCAGAAAGAGTCAGATATAAACGCTGGTTTCTTAAAAGATAGATCTAATTGGTTAAGACATTATAATGCTGAAAAATTTGTGACTGCAAATAAAATGCAAAAATATTTAAACTCTCTTGATAAATTAGAAGTTCCAGGAAGTGAAGAAGTTTTAGGACCTGACAAAATAAGAATGGCTGTACTTGAACAATCTCCTGTAGGTAGAAAAGGGTATGGAGAATCTGGAGATGATGGGTTATTTATATTCCACTCAAAAGATTGGGATGCAATGGCAAATTTTACAGGAACTAAAGAAGGAGCTGGAACTGCTAAAGGAACTATATTTTCACCAGCAGATGGTATTCGTGGAGACCTTATAGGTAAGATGCAAATAAAAAGAGGTAGTGAATCTGATGATGCCTATATGGAAGCAAACAACATTAGAGGAATTTTCAATGTTACTAGTGCAAAAGACCATGCTGCAGTAACTGCACTTCCGTTAGGTCAAAAAAAGATAAATCAATATGTAACAAAAAGTGAATATCCAGTTCTTTCAAAAGATTATGACCCTACTAAAGGTATAGTAGAGATATCACCAAATGAACTTCATTGGAATCAAAATGTATATGAACATATACCTGACGTAGTAAAAACTAAAAGGCAAGGCGGAAAAGGTACAGACGCAAAACCTAGAGAGCATGAACAAAATATAATGCAAGAAATTCTTTTAAATGCAAATACAATTCAATTTGATCCAAGTACACCAGTAGGTGCAGCTTATTGGAAAAGCTGGAGAAAGATTATTTCAGATAATGTTAAGGGAGATCCAAAAGAAAATGCTTACCTTGAGAAACAATTAGAAAATAATAAGCCCTTAAGAGAAGATTTGAGTTTAGATAGTCTTGGTATTAAAGAAATAGATAAAGTTTTATCTAATGAGAATATTAAAACTAAAACAGCAGAAAGTATAATGGAAAAACTTCATACTGCTGGTAAGTCTAAATTGATGGTTGACATGGAAAGAGATGGGATGGAAGATTATGCAAATCTTTTAGTTGGTCAATATATGTCAGATGTAAACTTTAATCATTTGGCATTAGGAATGAGAGGAACTCATCAATTTACTCAAAAAATATTACGTAATTATATTTTAGGAAGAGTTTTTAGACCTAAAACTAAATATGGATATCATAATGTTTTAGGGGAATATAGTTTTAAAATAAATCAAGAGAAACAAAAATGGTCTTCAGCTAAAAAAGGATTAGCAGATAATGAATACATGCTACAAGAAGGTGCTGAAAATAGAATGTTTTTAAAAATACTTGGAGAAGAAGTTTCTTTAGGAGAATGGTGGGTTGATTTTAAAGCATTGAGCGATAGAAATAGTGCTCAAAGTCGTTGGAGCAATGCTAAAAAAGAAGCATATATAGAAGCTCAATGGCATTTACTGGGAAGATCTCCTATCTTAACATCTGGTAATGTTAGAGCTTTAAAATTTGTTGGATTTGTTAGAGGTGAAGGAGGAAAAGGAACTGCTATTATTGCTAATGAATATAATGACGCTTATATGAGTGGTGCAGATAAAGATATTGACTCTGCTCACGTTTATCTTGGTATGCCTAGAGGTTTAGTAGAAGGATATAAGCAGGAGCATGTTCAAAACGAATCTCAAAAGGGTCAAAAAGCTGAAGGAGAAACTTTAAATATAAAAGATGATGCTACGGTATTAGCAATAGCAGGTGCTAAAAAAGGAATAGAAACTGCAGGACCTGTAGGAGAGGTTCAAAATATCTTATCTCAATTATTCCTTGGTCATAAATTAAATATAGCAAGAAATATGCACTACGGTAAAAGTTCTGTAGGTCCTATTCATAACGCTTTATATGAGTTAAAAGTATCTATGGATTTAGAGGCTCAAAAAAGTGGTAAACCTGGAGAATGGTTTGAAAGATTTCATGATTTATTGAATAAGAATATTAACGTTTCAAATGCTTATATTGATGCTGCTGATTACGTTGAAATAAAACCATATAATGAAGCTATAAAAACATTAACAGAGCTTATGTCTAATGAAGGAGTTCAAAAGAATGAAGTTTTATCACAGTTTAAAAAATCTGTAGTTAAAGGTATATTACCAGCAGA